ATTTTGAAAGAAAACGATGTCCTACCGTTGATTGAAAGAGAGGACATTGCTTAATGCTTGAAGAAAATCACGATTTAAAAAAGATTATCGAAGACGCTAAAAAGTACCGCTGGTACTCAGTTCCTGATATGTACATGGTTGAAATATTAGACACTACAGGACGATCAGCTGGATTTGTTCAGTCAATTTTCATAGACAAGAAAGAAGCCAATGAGGTTGCTAAGGTGCTTCATGGCGTGGTTAGAGAAGTAGTTGGAGGTTAAGCAAATGGAAGTTATAGATAAGCGTAAAGAAAATAAAGATGAAGAGTGGAAAGTCGGAGATGTAGTTTGTTATTACAACGATAAAAAAGAAAGCGCTAATTATGGATTAATTGTAGGACCAACAGGCGAGAATGAATATTACATTGCTTTTCTTGATGATGATGCAATACGTGGATTATCAATAGATGGAGGTTTTCCTGAACCAAATGTTAGCGGAACAAGTAGTGTTAATGAATTAATTTCAATATTGAAATCTAATTGGAAATACGTTGAAAAAGTAAACGCAAAACTGGTGATTGAATGATTAAAACAAAGATTATTACTAGACCAAAATACGAAAATTATGAGTTTGAATTTGATATAGAACGTTTTTCTAATCAATTAAATAGAAAAATTATAGATATTCAATACACATCAAATAATTCAAACTACGAAGCAATTATTACTTACGAAGTTTAATTGAGGATAAGTAGCATGTCAGATTGGATTTTTGCAGCAGCATTTTTAATTCTGCTAGGGATATTGATTTTGTATATGGGGAGTTTATAAACATGATTTTTGAAATATGGTCTGTAAATGACATATTTGAAGATGGTTCTATGTCTCAAAAATATTTAAATGCACTTGCTAAAGCCGGTTTTAAGTTGGTGAAAGCAAAGGACGAATTAAGTGATCGGATATATAAGATTTACATTAAAAATCTTTCAGATTTACGCCTTTTACACAAGATAGTAAATCATGATTTAATCATTTCGTTTCCTGAATCGAAGCCAACGACCAAAGATACTATGAGCGTGATGTGTGATAGTGATGATGACCCAAAAATTGTAATTTATGACGATTGGATTGAATAAGTTTTATGAGAGTTAACTTTACGATTGAAGGACCGCCAATTGGTAAGGCGAGACCGAGAGTTACTAGAACGGTAACTTACACGCCAGCTAAGACGGCACGATATGAAGATTTAGTTAGGTATACAGCGATTAATAGCTTCAAAGGCATATTTGATAAAGATGAGCCGTTAGACGTTAAGATCATGGCATATTTTGAAGTCCCGAAGAGTTTAAGCAAGAAACGTAAGGCTTTATGTTTATCTAACCAAGAACTGCCAACTAAGAAACCTGATGCTGATAACGTGGGCAAGATCATCATGGACGGCATGAATCCGAAAATGAAGAGGGATAAACGACTTCACAAAATGGTTGAGGTTATGAGAGGTGTTTACCACGATGACAAACAAGTAACAACTTTGCTAGTCAAAAAAAGATATGCCGAACGTCCTAGAGTTGAAGTGAGAATTAAGAGAGATATGGGAGCTTAAATGCACGATTTTATTTTGATTAAGGATTTAATAAAACATGAAGTATAGTGCAGAAGTAATCGCTGCAGCAGTAATGCTAATTTGCCTAGGAGCAGTTGGATTTGTGGTGTTTGTACTATGAGTGATCTTAAGTATCAAAAAGGCGAATGGTATCACGTACAGGAAGACGGAACACTTAAGCCTGTAGACTATGACAAAGAAGTAAAAGAATATTACAAGAAGTGGATTGATAACTATGAAATTGTACGGATATGAAGTCAACACTTGCAATTATAAGAAGTTTTCAACAGGACAACTTGATGAGTTTAGATCAATGTTGAAATCGAATATTAGAAATTTTAATGAACTTGTTGAACCAACAATTGAAGCAATGATTGATGAAGACAAGGCAGAAGAGTTACTAGCTTATATAGAAAGTGAAATCAAAGTAAGAGACAGAAATAATTGATAAGTGAGAGGAAGGATCAGTAATGAATAATGATTATAGGCGCTATCACTTAGCGCATGATGAAGCGTATAAGAGCTTAAATTTGATCCATAAGTATGATACTGCATCCCTTACGGTTAAATACTTATGGGAGCTAAAACAAATAGCATATCGTGAAGGATATTTACACGGTATGGATGTAAGACAGTACAGAGATTACGGCTTAGAAGGCTAGTTTGGAGTTGGAAACGTGGAACACAAAAACATTGATTTAGGGCTAAGTATGAACATGGAAAAGACTGCAAGACGGGTTACAGGCTTTCTTAAGTACGCGTTTCCAGAGTATGTAAAAGGTGCTGCTCTTAGCTTAGACGATCTAGCTGGCCAACCTTTTACAGGGATGCCAGCATCTCACAGTGCTACTAACTCGCAAGAGAAAAAGCTAGACCGAGCTTGGAAGAAAGTTGAAAAGAACGAGCTTAAAGCAGCAACCGTTTATCAAACTATATTGCTATGCCAAAAGAGTCCTACATATCCGTATCAGCAAATACTTCTCAACAAATTCGTAAAAAAGCTTCCTGATTGGAAGATACAGCCGATAGTAGGGTATTCTAACAGCCAGTATTATTTAAAGCGCAGAGACGCCTTATGTGAGTTTGCTGAATTGCTTAATTCCAAGAAGGTAAAAAATGGGTGTTTCGATATACCTGATTTAGTCATTGAGATTGAACCAGAACCGGAAAAAAGTAAATCGGACGATCACCGGACAGTTTCCGGACACTTATCGGATTGAAACCATGGTAAATTGTTATTGTCGAAAAAATAAAAAGTTTCGACAATAACACCCTTTCAAACAAGGAAGATCCTAGAATCCTCCAAGAATTTTTAGTAATTACAATTTTAGATCTTTATTCAAGATCTCCTAGTACATCAACCATTATTTGTTTATCTCTGTCAAATAGTCTCATGATTGATGTGCAGCAGCATTTAGGTTCGATTCCTACTTGTTGCTTACCTAGGCCACGCTACGACCTAGGATTAAATATGCGATGACCCCACGCTCGGGCGAGCGTGTTGTAGTTAAGAGTTGGCTAGTCGTTCAGCGGACTGCGCGATAGCCGTGGGCAGTACGACACAATTGGAATTTTAGAAAGAAAGCAGGAATTTTCTTTCACAATATGAAGTGGGTTCGATTCCCCGCCTGCCCATTGCCTGTCGGAAAGCAGGCGTAAAAATAATATTATTCAGATCACGAATATATTTTGTTTGTCTGATTTTAATTTACAGAATTGCATCTGGTTTAGCTCTGTACCTAACAGAGCATTCTAGGATATAGCCAGCCATTGGCGAGCTGGGGTAGTGGCAATTCTACCGAGATATAGCTAAGCATGCCAGCGACAATTATCTCTTATCGGTTCAATTCCGATGTATCCTCTAGATTAGCTTTTAGTTATTACGGTTTTCCCAGGTTTGTTTGTTTCGTGACAAAAGCTAATCTAAACTTGGCTCGTTGGTCAAATGGCTAAGAAATGGGTGGATTAACTGACAAGGTAGTTGCCCTTTAACGGTGGAGTTACAAGTTCAATTCTTGTACGAGCTATTAGATCTAAAATAAAAAAGTAGTATTGAAGATGGTATAATCAGGATGCCGGCAATCATGGAGAATGTAGGTTCAAGTCTTACCCTTACTACTTATCTGGTAACTTAGCTCAGTTAGTAGAGCATTGGTGTGAAGTACCAAGCTAGCGATGGTTCGATCCCATCAGTTGCCATAGGAGGCTGATCACCTCCACGATTCATGAAAAGGGTAGCGATATAGCTTAATCGGTGGAGCGGGCCGTGAAAACGGCTGCGGGGCGGTTCGAATCCGTCTATCGCTATTGCTGGAACAACCAGCTTTCAATTTATTCATCTCAAAGAGTAATTATTTTTTAGTTACTCTTTTTTTGTTACCTCCTCTTGATTATGCATACTATTATATGTATAATGCATGTATAAAGTAAAGAGAGGAGGCGAGAATATGCCATGGAAACCTGCTAAAATGCTAAGATTTCTGAAAAAACATGGTTTTGTTGAGATTGGAAGATATACTCATAAAGGTACAAGTCACATCAAACTTATCAATCATGAAACAAACCGCTATACCGAAGTTCCTATGCATAAAAGCAAAGAGCTTAAAAAAGGTATGGAGGCAGGAATCTTAAAGCAAGCTGGTTTGACCAAAGAAGCACGTTCTAAGTAACGCGCTTTTGGCGTATTCAGATTATGAAGAAACAAGTTTTATATCCTGTAATTGCAAAAGAATACAATGACGAAGATGGTCATTATTTTGTTATTACGTCTCCTAATGTACAAGGAATGGTTGTTGAAGGAGACACATTAGAGGATGCAGTCGAAGAGGCAGCAATTGATATTGCTGATTGGTTCGAAGTAAAAGGAAAAGTAGAAGAAGCACAAGATCCTTCTAACTGGTCTTTAGAGAATGATGAAAGATTAGTTTACGTTCCTGTAAATCTTTCAAAGTTTTATGAAAAATACGGTAAAACAGTAAGAAAGAGCATAACCATTCCTGAATATCTTGCCTTGTGGGCTAAAGAAAATAAGATTAATGTTTCAAGAGTAGCTTCTGATGCTTTAAGAGGCTTACAAGAAAGCAAATAAGGAGATAGTTATGAAGGCTTTGTCAATCCATGGTAATTACATTATGGATATTATCAACGGTACCAAAACAATTGAATATAGAACGTGGACAACAAACTATAGAGGTCCATTGCTACTGTGTGCTTCAGCAAAGAAGTATCCTAATTCAATCTATGGTCATGCTATTTGTGTAGCTATGATTAAAGATATTGAATGGAATGAAGAAGATCAGCTTTATTACTGGCACATTGAACCATTCAAAAAGGGTGGTAGCTATCTAATTGAACCGATTAAGGTAAAGGGGCAGTTAAAGCTATATAATGTTGATGACAAACTGATTAAGTCAGCTCCATTTGTAAAAGTAGAACATAGTAATCCCAAGTTTGATGAATGGTATAACAAAAAAATCAAACCGTTAATCTATGTTCCAAAAAGAAAAGTAAAAAAGAACGTTGAACCACAGCTCAGCAAATTTAAAAAGTTTCATATTGTTCACTAAGCGCTTTAGTAGCGCTTTTTATTTTACAGAGGATTAAAAATGAGCTTACTTGATGCAATTAAGACACAGGCACAGATCACTGATAAAGTGCTTGTGTCTTTTTCTATGGGAAAAGATAGTATTGTGACACTTGATTTATGTATGAAGTACTTCAAGACAGTACAACCATTCTTTATGTACTTAGTTCCTGGACTTAAGTTTCAAGAAGAAGCGCTAGCTAAGTATGAGCGTCACTATGGTGTTGACATTATTAGAGTGCCACACTTTGAAAATGCTGATTTTTATAGATATGGTTCTTTTAGGGATGCTGATTATTCAGTGCCTAGAGTTAAGATTAGAGCTATTTATGAAGCAATCAGACGAGAAACTGGTATTCAGTGGATAGCCGGCGGAGAAAAGATTAATGACTCTGTAGTACGTAGAGCTATGCTGAAGCATTCAGGATCAATTGACGTTGAGCGTGGACGATTCTATCCCGTTATGTACTGGCGAGATGCGGACATCAAAAGGTACATGCAAGTTAATAACTTATTGTATCCAGAATTTAACCGTAAATTAGGTTTTAGTTTTCATAGCTTAGCCGGCAAAGAGTTGTCAGCAATTAAACGCATATATCCACAGGATTATCAAAGAATTTTAAAGTTTTTCCCAGAAGCAGAAGCCGGTGTGCTGCAATATGAAGTTTACAAGTGAGGTGAATGTCAATGGCTAAAGAAATAAAACTAAATACTTTCGCAGATTATGTTGCTAATGCACGTTATATTCCTTTAAACGATCGGCAAAAAAGAGCTAGAGCTAAAGAAGAAAAAGCACGAAAGAAGAGAATAGCTGATCGGACAAAGGAAGTTCGAAGGATGAAATATACTTCTAAAGAAAGGCAAGCTTATTTAAAAGCTTTACGTTACGGTCGTAGACAAAAAGCTGGTGGAGAATTTAAGGCGGTTCCTAAGGTCAAATTTAACGGTGGAAGCTTAGGAGTAATGAAAGATGGCAACGGTGTTGTTAGAGTGATTGCTAATCACCCAGAGAAAGGTATGGTTACTATTCTAGGTCCTAGAGGTCCAAAAGATGCAACAAATTTTAGTACAGTAGCTGTTTCTACTAGCCATGGCTCAAAGGCTGCAAAAATGATTAAAAGTGCATTAGCAAGCGTTAGCAAAGGTAAATATAAACTGGGCTCAACTGGAAGTAGGGGAGGATAGCTGTGGTAGTTTCTAATGAACGTAAGAAGCAACGAATTTTACATCATGCTTCTTCTGTCGCCTCAACGATGAAAAATGGCCAAAGAAAGTTTATTCCACGTCAAAAAGTAAATGGCGGTAAAGTCATGATAGAAAAAGCTTCTGGAGATAAATTTAAAGTCTATATGGCATCAGACAAAAGATTTCAAGGTATGCGTGGTAAACAGCAATATGCTATTGAAGTTTATGATGGTTCTAAAAAAGGCATAAGCAATAGTGGTGGTGTTTATCGACAAGGTAGTGATATGTTCAAAAAATACGGTCTAAGCTTTTTACTTATAAATCAGGTAGAAAGTCTTTTAAAGAGGGATCAACAGGGAGCAGAGGAGGTTAGTTATGTCTAAACCATTGCAGCAATTTGAATATGGAACAGTTAAGCGCAGTCAGATCAAGTTTGCTGATTATAATCCACGTATTATTGACGAAGGCAACCAAAAGAAACTTGTTAAAGCAATTCGAGAGAATGGATTAATAGAACCGCTAGTTTGGAATAAACGTACAGGCGTCCTTGTAGGTGGTCATCAACGGTTAACGGCAGCAGATAAGATTTATCGTAAAAAAGATTATGATGTTCCAGTAGCAATCATTGATGTTGATGAAAAGACGGAAAAGAAATTAAATGTGCAGCTTAATAATCCAAGTATGCAAGGTGACTGGGATTTAGACGAGCTATTTAATCTTTCGCAAGATGTCTCTTTTGAGGATATGGGCTTTAACAAGTCTGATATCGACTTTATGTTTGACGGGGATGTTGATTTTGATGGAAGTTTGTCAGAAAACGATGAACCATCAAAGACATCAACACCTTACGATGATGAAGTTGAAGATGAGAAAGATAAGATGACTAAACTTGCTGAATTTAATCAGACTAAAAGTGAGTTTAGAAAGAAAGAAAATGATTCAACCATTATTAATTTTTATACAAAAGTAATCTTTCCTAGTAATGAAGTTAAGGAAGAAGTATATAGAAAAGCTAGCATCCCTGCTAATGAAGAATACATTACATGGGATCAGTTGAAGAGATACTTCAATAGATAGTTTGTGAAAAAATGGAGGTGATTTAATGGCTCAACAGTTAGATCTATTTAGTGCTAGTCGTACGACGGCTTACCGAAATCAACACCGAGTAATACAACGAAGATTAAAGACAACTGGTAGTGGTGACCGTAAGATTGAAAGAATGACTAATCGTATTACTGGTGGACAAAGTATGAGAGCTAACGGCAATAGATTAAATCAAGCATTAACTAGTGTTAGACGAAGTGTTAGATCAGTAAAGATTGCTTTAAGAAGAAGTGGAGTTAAGGTTAAAAGAAGTTCTTTTGGTAGCAAAGGTGGTTAAAGTTATGGGGTGGATTAGATGGCACATGCTGAATACAAGAAATGGCTAGAGCCTGATAATCTCACTAAGCTTAGATCATGGGCTAGAGATGGCTTAACCAATGAACAGATAGCCAAGAAGATTGGTGTTAAACGTCAAACCTTTCAAAGATGGTTAAGTACATATAGTGACATGAGTGACGCCCTGAAAAAAGGTAAAGAAATAGTTGATGCTGAAATTGAAGACTCTTTCATTTCAGTTATGAAGAAACACACTCTTACCACTACACAATATAAGATGGTCAAGAAAGATGAGTTTAATCTTAAAGCTGAACGTACTAAGTTTGCTAACATTTATAAGCTAGATCATCCACAAGCTACACGGGAAGAGATAGCAATTGCAACAGCAGAGAATGTTGACGTTTATGAAAAAATACCTATAAGCAAGACAGTAACAGAAGTGGATCCAAACGCCTCTGCTATTATTTTTTGGCTTAAAAATAGGCGTCCAGACATTTACCGTGATCAAACATTCCAGAAACTTAATGAAGCTAATGCTCGTAAGACACTTGCAGAGGCACAACTTAGTGAAGCACAGCTTAAGGCGCTTGAAGAAAATGATGATCCAAGCAATAAGACAATCATTGTAGACGATATAAGGGAGATTGATAGCAATGGCAATAGTAAAACTAAGCCAGGAGATTAATCCTCACTTTTATACCGCATGGAATAGTAATAAGCCTTATCAAGTTTATAAGGGTGGCCGTGGTTCTTTTAAGTCGTCAGTAATCAGCTTCAAGCTTGTTACCACAATGATGAAGTATATTGCGCAAGGCAAAACAGTAAACATCATTTGTGTACGTGAAAATCAACGCTATTTACGTGACAGTGTTTATAACCAGATTCTATGGGCTATGAATAAGTTGCACGTTGAAAGTGAGTTCAGAACTCGTGTATCACCTTTAACGATTACTCATATAAGGACAGGATCAACATTCTACTTCTACGGTGCTAATGATCCAATGAAACTTAAATCCAACATTGTGGGTAATGTGATAGCGGTTTGGTTTGAAGAGTTTGCTAACTTAAAAAGTGTTGATGTATTCGATCAATCGGTACCTACGTTCATTAGACAAAAACCCGATTTTGCAGAGCAGGTAAAGGTTTATATTTCATACAATCCACCGCGCAATCCTTACGCATGGGTGAATGAATGGATTACACAGCGCCAAACTGATCCTGATTACTTCATAGACACAAGCACCTACTTAGACGACAAGCTAGGCTTTACCACTAAGCAGCAATTAGACCTGATTGAGACATATAAGCGTAATGATCCGGACTATTACCGCTGGCTATACCTTGGTGAAGCTGTTGGATTGGGTACTAATGTCTATAATATGAATCTGTTTAAGGTTGTGGATAAGATACCAGATGATGAATATATCACTGAAATCTTTTACGGCATGGATACCGGATTTATGGTATCTGCTACCGCTTGTGTAGCGTGTGCTTTAACTAACAAGTACAACGTTTATGTACTAGATACCTTTTACTATGATCCAACTAAGTACGCTCGTAAGCTGTCAGCATCTGAACAGGCTGAGCGTGTGCATGACTTTATCAATGAGATAACCAATAAATACGGCGTTCTACCTTATAATCAGACAATCGACTCTGCTGATGGTGGTATCTATACACAATATTGGCAAATGTACAACACGCAGTGGTCTAAGGTACATAAGTTGAGTGAAGCAGCAATGATTGACCGTGTTGAGGATCTTCTAGCACAAGGGCGTTTATATGTTTTGAAAACACCAGGCAATGAGATATTTCTACAAGAACACCAAAAATATCAGTGGGATCCAGCTACAGTTAATAGCGATAATCCGCGCGTTATCAAGGAAGACGATCACTCTTGCGATGCCATTAAGTACGCTATTGTGGATAATGAGCAACTACTCGGACTAGCAGCATAAGGTGGTGAGTATATGGGACTATGGGCTAGCATTAAGAGTTTATTCAGGAAAGGAGGTGCTAAGTTAGGGATGATTAAATCACTAGGAGCTATTACAGATGATCCAAGAATTGCAGTGCCGGCAGAAGAATATACACGTATTCGCAGGGCTAAAGATTATTATTCTGATAAGCCTGTAGACGTTAAGTATTGGGTACTTGGTAATGAACGAAAGCGTAAGATGAACACCGTCAATATGACGCAAAAAGCTTCTAAACGCCTAGCGTCAATTATCTTCAATGAACAATGTTCCATTAAGGTGAATGATAATGATTTACAAAAACAACTTGATGAGATTTTTCGTGAAAGTCGCTTTTACACAACATTTGAAACCAATCTACAGCGTGCTATAGCGTTAGGATCAAGTGCAATTAGGCCGTATGTTGAAGATGACAAGATTAAATTGAATTGGTCTGACGCGTTAGGCGTATATCCATTGAATGCTAATACTACAGAAGTTAGAGAGATTGCATTAGCTCGTAAAATTGTTAAGACCGTTAACGATGAGCCACACTATTACACACTGCTAGAATTTCATCAATGGGGCAATAAACAAGCAGATGAGAACGGCCACGAATACACACCTTACACAATTACTAATGAGCTGTATGAGTCAACTGATGAAAGCGAAACGGGCACTCAGGTATCTTTAAATTCAATTGAAGAGTATGCTGACTTGCCGAAACAAGCTACTTTTACGCATATAAATAAGCCCCTGTTTGCCTTCTATCGAAATCCTGGTGACAACAATAAGAGTTTTACTAGCCCACTAGGCTTAGGACTATGTGATAATTGTCGGAATATCTTGGATGATATCAATTTGACACAGGACGGCTTTTATTGGGACGTTAAGACCGGCCGAAGACGTGTAATCATCCCTCAAAGCTGGGTAAGACGTCAAACTCAGATTAACGGCAATCCTATTCCGGAAAATCAGCAAATGTATTGGGACACAGATGATGATGTATTTGTGCCAGTTAATGCCAGAATGGACGACAGCAGCGCCTTTAAGGATCTAACCATTAACATTCGTGCAGATCAATATCAAGCAGCGATGAGCTACTTCTTACATGAATTTGAGAATGAGATTGGATTAAGTGAAGGCACGTTCACAGCAACGCCTACTGGCATTCAGACAGCTACTGGTGTTGTCTCAAGCAACTCAATGACTTATCAAACTAGATCAAGTTACTTAACGCAGGTAGAGGACACTATAGACCAATTAGTTTATGCAATTGCTGAACTGCTACAGACACCAGAATTATGGAACGATCAACAGCCTAAATGGACCGGTGACTTAGATAGTTTAGTAATCACGCCTGACTTTAATGACGGCATATTCGTAGATCAAGATGCACAGTTTAAGAATGATTTATCAGCTCTTAACGCTGGTGCAATGCCTGTTAAAGAGTTTGTTAAGCGTAACTATAATTTGAGCGATGATGAGGCTGAAAACTGGGCGGAACAACTTCAAAAAGAAAAGGCCACACCAGCCCCTGACTTTGAGCAATTCAATCCATTAGCACTAGATACTAAGAACAAGGGAACTGATAAGCATGGATCCGGAACTAAACAAGATGATGAAACAGGCAAGCAAAATAGTTGATTACTATGGTTACTTGCAACAGCATACCTTTTACTTGCTGATTGACGCTTTTAAAAAGCACAAGGGTATGCTTACACGTGTTGATGATAAAAGTATCTTAGAATGGCGTTTAAAGGCACTGGCTGAAATGGGTGGATTAACTGATAAAGTAGTTGACTTTATTGCTAAAAACATTGGCTATAGTAAACAGGCTATTTATGATCTTATTCAAGGCCAAGGTTTAACAGTTGCTAAAAGAATGAACAGTGAATTATCCACAGCATTAAAGCAACCAATGCGAGGTGTGAGTGATGATACAGTAGCAATTATTAATGCTTATGCCGATCAAACCTTTAGAAATGTCAATAACTATGTTAATCAAACGCTGCTAACTACTAATGTTCAAAAAAATAGTGCTCTTAAGACCTATCAGCAGATAGTAGACAAGACAGTGCTAGATGTATCTACTGGGAACAAGACAGCCGACAGGGCATTAAAAGACAACATTCTGCAATGGTATGACAAAGGTCTACCCACAGCCCTAACTGATAGAGGAGGACATGAATGGACGCTAGAAGGCTACACACGAACCGTTATTACTTCTACAACACATCGAGTATTTAACGAAGCAAGAGCGCAATCTATGAAAGAGTTCGGAAGTGTGCTTGCTACTATGTCTAGTCATCCAGCAGCAAGACCAGCTTGTGCACCTATTCAGGGCAAAGTGGTGTGTATTGTTCCTAAAAGTGATCCAAAGGCTGATCTTTCGTACCCTAATATTTACGATTATGGATACGGCAAGCCGGCCGGCACACAGGGTAGACGTTAATGCCCTGTATAAACATTGTGAACCCTTAGCTTAGGGGTGTTTTAACGGTATTAATTGTCTACATAAATGATATAATAGTTATATAGATTAATATTGTTAAAGCTAACGGGGAAAGCCTAATTTAGGTTAATCCCGTGCCAAGTTTAAGAGGTTCTCAGCGATGAATAAAACTATTGGAATTTATATAATTATTAATAAGGCAACTGGTAAAGTATATATTGGTCAGTCAACTGATATTCATCAAAGATTTATAGATCACTTTAAAAAAAGTGCAATAAATCAAAGACCTTATAATTTACATAAAGATATTGCTAAATATGGGATTCAAAATTTTAGTAAAAAAATCTTAGAAGAATGCAAAATCTCAGATCTTGATTTTTTAGAGAAAAAATGGATATTACTTTACAGAAAAAGAAATATTCCAATGTATAACGTAATAGACGGCGCTCCTACTAACGCTGAAAATATGGCAAAAGCCAAAAGCGTTCAATTTTCTCAAATGAATAAAAGAAACTGGCAAAACAAAGAATATAGAGAAAGACATTCTAAGCTATCTAGTCAAATTCAAAAAGAAAGGCTAAAAGATCCAAAATATTTAGCAAAGAAAAGCCAGCAATTAAAAAAATACACTGATTCTCTTAAAAAGAGAGTTGGTCAATATACTAAAGATGGCAAACTAATTAACACTTTTGATGGTGTGCGAGAAGCTGAAAGAGCAACTGGCATAAATTCAAGACAAATTAGTGCAGTTTGCTTACACAAAAAGTATAGAAAGAGTGCTGGCGGTTATCGCTGGGAATTTATTAAAAAGGTGTAGAGACTATCGAAAGAGTAAAAATCGAGTAGAGTAGACCGGAAGACAAGCTACCGGTCGAAGTGCAATGCGAGGCGAAAGCCTTAGATGATATAGTCCGACACTTGTAGTAATACAAGATTACAGAAAAGATTAACTGTAGCCACATTCTTTATCCTTACATAAAGGGTGTGTCTCATAACTTTCAAAAGCATTATGATCCTGAACAAGCTGTTAAAAACGCTAAAATACAACAACAGCAAAGATATTATGAACGTAGTATTAGGCATCTTAAACGAAAAAAAGAACTTGCTGAAAGGGATGATGATCCCGAAAGTGTTAGAAAACTAAATCAAGGTATTAGAGGCTATCAAGCTAAATTAAGACAAATCGTCAAAGATAATGATTTCTTAGCACGACAATATAGCCGTGAACAAATAATAATATAGAAATAAATCGACCTGAGTAAGTCGCTAAACTTCTCTTTTATTATGCTCTGAACGAGGTCGTCCCTCGTATAAATTAAACGTTAGGAGAACCAAAATGGAACGTGATTTTTTAGAAAAACAAGGCTTAAATGCTGATCAGATCAAAGCTGTTATGGCACAAAATGGTAAGGAAACAAATGCCTTACGTGATGACTATGACCGTAAACTAGCTAGCTTAAACGATCAAGTAGACGGCTATAAGTCACAGATCTCAGACCGAGACAAGCAAATTAAGACCTTGGGTAGTCAAGCAAAGAATAATGAAGAGCTTAAAGCTAAAGTAGCTGAATTTGAAAAGGCTAATAAAGAAAAGGACAAAGAATGGTCCAGTAAGTTAGCCAGACAGCGCAAGGAGTTTGCTGTTTCAACGGCTCTCAGTAAAGCTGGAGCACTTGAAAACAAGGCTGTCCTACCTTTTATTGATACTGGTAAGGTATCACTCGATGAAAATGGTAACTTACTTGGTTTTCAAGAACAAGTTGATGCTGCTAAACAAAATTACGGCTTTTTATTCAAAAAGGATGAGCCAGCAGAACCACAAAAGCCGGCTACTCACGTAGTTGTTTCAGGGAATGGCACATCCGAAGTCCCACAAGATCCATCTAAGATGACACTTTCACAACAAAATGAATTGTATAAGGAAGATCCTTCGAGATGGACACAATTATTTAGAAAGAAGCAATAGATAAATGGCAGAAACACACTTAAAAGACCTTATTATCCCAGAAGTTTTTGATAACTGGGTGCAAAATGATTCTACAAAGACAAATAATTTAGTAAATTCCGGTATTCTTACTCCCGATCCTGATTTAGACGGTAGATTAATGGATGCAGGTACAAAAGTTATCATTCCTTTCATTAATGACTTAGAGGGAGATGCCGATAATTGGACAGATGATGTAGATATTGAGGTATCAAACCTTACTTCAGGTTCACAAGTCGGTATGAAGTTCTATCAAGCAAAAGCTTTTGGCCAAACTGATATTTCAACATTAATTTCAGGAGCACCAGTTTCTGAACGAATTGGTAGTCGTTTCTCTAACTTTTGGAACACTTGTGACGAAACTATGTTACTCGCTGTTTTGAATGGTGCATTCCAAGTTGATGATGTGGCAAACGCAAAAATCTTAGACTTAACTGCAAAGTCCCCAACTAGTGCTGAATTTAGCGCAAAAGGATTTATTGCTGCACTAGGATTAATGGGAGATCAACCAGAAAACTTATTGACTGGTATTGTCGTTAACTCAGCAACTTACGCAATGATGAAAGCACAAAACTTAATTGATACTATTCAACCTTCAAACGGTGGGAATCCAATTAATGTATATAACGGTAAGCAGGTAGTTATTGACGATGCTATTCCAGTAGAAACAGCAAGCAGCAAATCTACATCAGTAGCTTACTTGTTTGGAGCTGGTGCTGTTCGTTACTCTAGTCAACTTTACGGCACAAAAGTAGTAGACGAGCCACTTAAACAAGGTGGACGTGAAAGTGTTGTTCAAAAGCGTGTTGGCTGTATCCATCCAGCAGGTATTTCAATTGATCCAGCCTTTGTGCCAGACAAACCTAATTTTCCAACTCCAGACGATTTCAAGAAGAAGGCAGCTTGGACATTACCAAAGGGAATGGATGTACGCAATGTGCGCTTAGTTCAATACAAATTCCAACTTGATCCGTTATTTGTACCTGCTAGCACTCCAAAAGCAACAAGCGGTTTAGGAAAATAACAATTAATTGAGTAGGAGGTTCTTGATGCAATTACTTAGCCAAAATGAATTTCAAGAACTAACAAACAGATCTACTAATGCTGATTTTGACACTCTTGAAAAAGCCGCTGAGAACATGATTAATCCTTTAACAGGGATGTATTATGAACGCAATTCAATTGATGAAGATACTGATGCAAATCGTGTTAAGTGGTTTAAGAAAGCACTGGCTTTACAGATTGAGTATATGGACGATATTGGCGCAACTAGTACATATGAGATGGCCCAAAAAGACGTTAAAAGTATCTCAATTGATGGAACGAGCGTCTCAACAGGTACTAGTCCAACGGATTCGGCAACTAATGGTGTATACAATCTAGCATTAGAATATCTTTTCTATACTGGCTTGCTTTATAGAGGTGTTTCATCATGTTAAAGCCACCAAAGTCAATGTGCAATCAATCCATTATCATTAAACGCAAAGTTAAAGATGATTTATATGGTGAAGCTACTTACGATGATGGTGTTCAGATTGATAATTGCGTGGTTCATTTACGGACCATCTATTCAGGCACTAACAACAATCGGCAGATTGTCGCAAATGGTACTGTAATGTTTTATAAAGATATATCAGAGCCACTTATTTCACTATCTAAGCAAGATATTGAAAATAAGGCGAAGATTATCTATGAAGACCAAGAATACACGCTAACCAATATAAACGAAGACTACGAGCCTTTTAGCAAAGAAATCTATCAATATAGGCTATCAATGATTTGAGGTGAGAGGATGGGTATTAAAGTACATGTAGATATTGCAAAATTGCAGCAGAAACTAAATGATGCCCAGTTAAGACGTGGCCGTTTGGCTATGGCTAACGATGCTCATCAAGCAATGGAAAAATACGTGCCTAAAAAAGAAGGTACTTTGCGAGAAACTTCAAAGGTGGCAACTGATGGTTCTAGCGTGTATTATGTGCAGCCTTATGCTAGGGCACAATTTTATGGATTTATCACCAATCAATACGGTGGACCATTTAGGATACATAATTACTCCACGCCCGGAACATCAAGACGCTGGGATTTAAGGCTTAAGGGTAATTTATCGGAGATGGCAATGGTTAAAGAAGCATTTATCAATGGGGCAAAATGGCATGAGTGATGTAAAATTCGATTTACAAGAAGCACTTGCTGAATCAATTATCAAGGGTACAGGATTGCCAATTAAAATTGCTTATTTAGCGCCTGATAACTCCATTGGGCTAGTCCCAGAACAAGGATCACATAAGATTTCAACTGACTTTAGCGGTCGTGAGTATTGGGTATATAACTACGCAATTACCGAACGTGGCAAAAGTGGCCGAGATATCAAGAATGATCTATTTAAGATCAGCATGTATTTAAACGATTTAGAGCTAGGAGCTATCAAAAGTGATGATAATACCTTCACCTTTGACAAAATTAATGTTTCAAGCGCTCCTAGTGAGACAGAACAAGATTTACAAGGAACAGTAACGTATTTATTAGACGTTGCTGTTTTTGTTTATACGAAATAAAAGGAGATTAAAGAATGGCAACAAATTTAGTTCAAATTAAAGGGACAGAACTCCCTACTGACGGTGCAGCATTAAACGTTGCTAATCGTCTTTATATTGATACTACTGACAACGATGAAGACTTAACAGATATTACTACTGGTAAGTGGGCTTGGTTAGCCCGTGGTATTAGTGAAATTACTCCATCTTGGCAAGAAAAAACGCAAAAGACGGCTTACTACGATGGAGATGGTCACGATGACACCGAAGTAACTGGTAAATCTATGCAATTGGCTGTTAAAGGTGTTCGCTACTTAGGCGATCCAGCACAAGATTACATTGACGGTAAGCAATATGCTATTGGATCAGCTGCTAAAACCCGTGTATTGTGGATCAACAATGGCATGCCTGTAGTTTCAGCATGTACTTTAACCGCAGTAACTCCAACCGGTGGTGCAGCTGATGCACAACAAAACTTCTCACTTACTATTGCCTTTAACGGTGCACCAAAGACAACCACAGGAAAGTTAACTTTGAATGAATCAGATCAAGCCCGCGTGTTTACTGCTTCTGTTGGCGATAAGACACCAGCAGTTCCTTCAACAGGAACGCACGATACACAAAATCAACATTAGGAGGTTAGTCAATGTCAATTATTGATTTAGATAAGCGAATTAAAGTAGATAACAAGGTAGATGTTAAGCTGGCTGGCAAGACTTATAAGATCTTGTTTGATGATAATTTTCAAAAGACTGTAGCAAAAGCTTCTGTTGAAGTCATGAACGGTCTTAAAGCTTTAGATGATCCAAACTGGGAAGATAAAGATATGGCTGTTCAAAAGAAAGACGTAGAGAATAGTTTCAACTCTGTGAAAGCGTCAGCTATTTCAGCATTGGATAAACTCTTGGGCAATGGAGAAGGTAAGCGACTTTACAATTATTACAACTATTCAACTGATGCCTTAGGTGCTGTACTAAATGCTTTAAATGATGAAGCGATTAAATCTGTTGAAGTTAAGGAAAAGAAGCGCAAGAAACTTAAGCACTTAGCTACTCCTACCTCAGCAAGAAGTTAAAACTATGTTAAGTCTAACTGATACGCCTTTATCAGCTATCAAGTTTGACGGAGAGACATATCAAATAAATTTGGCTTTTGATAACGTAATCAAGTATTTAGAGCTAGTAGAAGATGATAGTGAAAACAAGGAACTAGAAGCCCTTAAATTATTCTTTGGCAACCAAGAAATACCTTTAGATCCTGATTTTATTGAGAGCAGTTTCAAGTTAATCAACGAAACCATTACTAAATCAGCATATCAAGGTAGTTCTTCGGAGGATTGGAGCATGAATATAGCACCACAGCATATTTACTCATATAAGCAAGATGCTGATGCTATTTACTCTTCTTTTATGATGCAGTATCACATAGACCTTCTTAAAGAGCGCGGAAAAATGCACTGGTGTGTATTCCGTGCTCTTTTTGATGGACTGAATGAAGATACACCAATCCAAAGAATAATTGAACTAAGACAAAAGAATTTAACCGATGTACCCGATGAACAACTAGGCAAGGTAATGCAACTTCAACAGTATTACGCTTTGAAGTTAAAGAAACCTAAGACTGAAGAAGATGTCTTTAACAGTAGTTCCTTATCATCTGCCTTTGCTTCCTTGATAAATACAGCGAAAGGAGGTTAGTAAATGGCTGATGGAAAGATAACTATTGATATAGACATCCCCGTTGATAAGGTTAAAACCGATGCACAGTTAATAGATCAGATTTTAAATTCAGTTGGTAGGGATGCAGGCAAAGAGCTAGATAGTAGCTTTGAAGAGTCGACTGATAAGGTTAAACAAAAGGCTGATGAAACTAGCAAGGACGTTAACGAAAAACTTAGCAAACCAGTTGATATTAAGGCAGATCTTGATACTAAAGACGTTCAGGAAAAGACCAATCAAACTAAGGAAGAACTTAACTCTGTTCCTAAGGAAACTAAGACTGAACAGAAAGCCGATAACAAGGACGTTGTAGAGAAATCTAAGCAGACTAAAGAAGAACTTGATGATGTTCCTAAAGACGTGCACACCAAGTTTGAAGCTTACACGGACTCGGCTAAGTCTAAAACTATTGAGTTGCAGAGTGCTTTTAAAGCAATACCTCAGAAGACAGAAACCAAAAATGAAGCTGATAACTCTGATGCTAAGAATAAAGCAGAAGAAACTAGACGTAGTTTCAGCTATGTTCCAAAGCAGACCAAAACCGAACAGACTGCAGATAATAAAGATGCCTTAGAAAAGTCAAAGCAAACTAAAGAAGAAGTCGAGAAAGTGCCTGAAAAGCATAAGACTGATTTAGATGCTGACGATAACACCAAGAAGGCCACGGATAGTGCTAGTCGTAATGCTGATAATGCGGGAAAGCATTTTTCTAAGTTGCACGAAATCATTAAGGGTACTTTTATTGGTAACTTTGCCGCTAATGCTGCTCAAACTGCTTTAGGGACTATTAAAAATGCAATCGGTGGAGTAATTACAGAAGGTACTCATTACAACAGATTGCAACAAGACATGCTTGCACAATGGAATACCTTAACCGGTTCGGCTGGCAAAGGTAAAGAGCTAGTTAAAGAAACTAATGACTTAGCTATTGCAGCACAAAACAGCGTGGAGATGGTTAATGATTTAAACCAGAAGTTCTATGCTGTTACTAACTCATCTAGCAAGACTAGAGATTTATCTAAAGCTGTTCTTACTTTACAAGATGCCTTTGGTCAAAGCGATGACGCTGTAAAGAACTTCGCTATGCAGTGGTCACAAATGATTGGTAATGGTAAAGCTAATGCGCAAGACATGATGTCTATTCAAAACGTATTCCCTAAGTTCATGGAAGAATTAGTAGAGTACGAGCGTAAGGTTACTCACAATAGTAAGCTAACTACCGCGCAAGTTCGTGACATGATGTCTAACGGTAAGATATCAGCTGATGCAATGAATACTGTTCTGATAGGGATGGGTAAGAAGTATAAGAATGCTACTGACAACTTTTCTCAAACTATGGACGGTATGGAACGTACTATTCATGCACGTATTCCTGTTTTAGCTGGTGCTATCGTTAAACCATTTCAAGATCTAAAGAATCCATTACTCGGCAAGATGAGTAACTGGATTACTTCTATCGGTGCTGAGAAGAGCTTTGAAAACTTTGGTAAGTCAATTGCAAGGATTATGAACGGTGTGATGACTGTAATTAATACCTTTGCAATGTCTTTTAGAGCTAATATAGCTGGTGCTTTTCAAGGTTCTCACTTAAGTGATATAGGTAATTCATTTAGAGATATTGGTAAGGCTGTTACTCCAGCACTTCAAGCTATAGCCGGTTTTGTAGGCGTAATTAGTGCTGATATTTTCAAGGTTTTCACCACTCAAATTAGTGGGATTGTAAATGGATTTAAAAATGTTGGCAAGCAAAAATCTTCTTTAAATTTTTCTGGAGTAACAAAAGCATTTCAAAGCTTAAGTCAAGCAATAAATGCCGTTTATTCTTATTTAATCCCTTTGAATAAACGCATAGGTGAGTTTGTTGGAATATTTGCAAAAGGTGCAATTGCTGGTATTGTTACTGTCTTTCAAGATATTAGCGGTGCTATCGGTAAAGTAACATCTAAGATTACGGAATTAATTCCGCCAGTGCAAAATACTGATAAAGCTGTTGACGGCGTAACCAAACACAGAGCTGGAATTGAAAAGCTAGGTAAGGTTTTTGGTGGATTAATTGCGGTTATTTTAACTGGTAAAGCTACTTTCTCCGTATTAAATGGTATGAAGAGCGGTATTGAAAGCTTAGGTAAAGCTATATCTGCTATTAAGAATGCACCAGGTATTATTGCAAAAATATCAAAGGCTTTTCCTGCATTAGGCAAGGCTTTTGGAGCTTTAAAAGCAGTCTTTATGGCTAATCCGTTTATGGCTACAGTCGCAGTTATTGCAGCACTAGGTCTAGCCTTCTATGAAGCTTATAAGCATATCAAACCATTTAGAGAATGGGTTAATAAGGCAGCTGATACCGTACATAAATCCTTTGATGGCATGGTACGGAATATACAAGCTTTTAATAAATCGTTCGTAAATGGATTAAAAGTAGTAATTGATTGGGTCAAAAAGAATTGGCCAACTTTACTTAGAATGCTTGTTGATCCAATAGGCGGTGGCTTAAAGCTTCTATATGACAACAATCCTAAATTCAAAAAATGGGTTGATGATTTAGGAAAGAATATTTCTAACGGCTGGTCTTCAATTAAGAAAAACACGTCTAAGTTCTTTACCGACTTACCTAAAAACATCTCTAAAGGGATGAAAGCAGCTATTGACTGGATCAAGAAGAACTGGTCCGGCTTAACACTTCTGATGGTTGCACCAATTGCCGGCGCAATTAAGTTGCTATATGACAACAATCCTAAGTTTAAGAAGTGGGTCGACAATTTGGGCCAGAACCTCAAAAAAGGTTTTGATGGCATGCTTAAAAACAGTCACAACTTTTTTAAAGGTTTGTGGACTGGTATTGGTAACTGTGGTAAGCAAGTATCTAAGAACTGGGGCAACTTTGTTAAAGGGCTAAGTGAGAATAGATATGTAAAGGCTTTTAAGAAAGGTAATCTATTCGGCACTCTCTTTAAAGATGCTCAGTCCAGAATGAAAGACTTTGGCAAGAAGTGGGACAAGGCTTGGAAGAATAATAAAAAAGCACTTGCTGACTCATTCAGCAATATGCAGAGCAACATAAACAAGTGGGGCACTAATACTCACAAGTGGTACGACAAGTTCAACAAGCAGTTCAAAAAGAAGTGGGATAACGGTTGGAAGAACAACAAGCAAGCTCTTATTGATTCTTTTGATCGCATGAAACAAAATACCAGCAATTGGGGTAACAATATCCATAAATGGTATGACAATTTCAATAAAAACTTTAGCAAGAACTGGAATCGTGGCTGGTCTGACACTAGAAAGAATCTAAGTACCGCCTGGTCTAAAATGCAGGACAGAACCTCACGTTTTGGTTCTGATATGCAGAACTGGTTAAATAACTTTGGTCCTAATTTCAAAGCTGGCTGGAAGAGCTTATCTAAAGGCGTTCAGAATATCTTTGGTGATATGTGGACTGCAATGAAAAAGCTAGGCAAGGACGCGATGGGTGGCTTAATTGATATCGTTAATGGTGGTATTAGTGGTATCAACACGGTTATTTATGCTTTTGGTGGTAAAGGCGACACAATTAAAAAGATCCCTAAGAAGTTCGCTAGTGGTACTGGTGCATTTAGTGGACCTAGACGTGCAATAACTGAACCTACATTAGCAATGGTTAATGACGGCTTTGATAGCCCTGAAACAGGCAATAAAGAAGCCTTATTTAGACCATCAACCGGAGAATTTGGCGTTTTCCAAGGTAGAAATACTACAACTATGCTTATGCCTGGTGATGAGATACTCAATGCGTCTGAGACCGCTATGATTATGCAAGGCATGGGTATTACTCACTTTGCTAAGGGTACTGGCTGGCTAGGCAATATAACCAGTTCAGTAGGTAGTTTCTTTGGAAGCATTGGTAGTTGGGTAAAAGATAAAGTTGATGACTTAAAGAAATACTTTGACTTAGCTAAAAAGATTATTTCAAATCCAACTCAATACGTTGAAAGCATTTTTAACTTCAAAGGCTTCAATAGTGGTCAACGCTCAATGAAGGCACTGGCTAGCGGCTTATTCGATCAAGCAAATAAGAATGTTCAAAGCTTCTGGAAAACGTTGTGGAACATGGTATCTGGTCAATTCAACGGAGGCGCAGCTAATTCAGATTTATTAGCAGCTGCACAAAAATATGGTTCTGGTCACCCTTATGTATGGGGTTCTAAAGGTGCAGATGCTTTTGACTGTTCCGGATTAGTTCAATATGCTGTTGAACATGCTTTTCATAAATCATTCCCGGCTGGATCAAGTGCACAATATGCTGCAACACAGAGCGTAGATAATCCACAACCAGGTGACTTAGTATTCTTTGGTGCAGGTGGTGCAAATCACGTTGGTATTTATGCCGGCGGAGATAATTACTATTCTGCTCAAAGTCCAAGCGCAAGCCCTAACATTGGTATGGGTAAGATCTCAGCAGTACATGAAGGACCTGTGTCTTATAGACGTATTCCTGGTATTAATGCTTTAGGTAAGTCTGGCGACAACGTAAAAGCTAATAGTGGTCTTGAAAAATGGATTAAGAAAACTATTGCTCCTGGATTCTGGAAATTTATTGATAAGCTGAATAGCCTATTCAATGTTTCAATTGGTTCAGGTGGCCCAAATTCAGCACCTACTGGAGATCATAAGCATTGGCTAAAGCAAGCAGGTATTCCTGAGAGCTGGTTTAATGGCTTAAACAGTATTATCCAACAAGAATCCGGCTGGCGTGTTAATGCAACAAACCCGAGTTCAGGAGCTTACGGTATACCACAGTCATTGCCTGGAAACAAAATGGCTTCTGCAGGTAGTGACTGGAGAACAAACCCTATAACACAATTGAAATGGATGTATTCTTACATTAAGGGACGATATGGAAGTTTACAGAATGCTTTATCATTTAGAGCTGCTAATGGTTGGTACGGCAACGGTGGAGAATTTGATAGTCCAAAAGTTATTGGCGTTGGCGAAGACGGGTCAGAGTTCGTAATAAACCCACAAAAATCAACCGCTGACCATCTGATTGATAAGGCTATACTTCAGCGTGCTAAAGCCGCTCCTGAAAGCCCAACAGCGTCACTAGCTAGAATAATGGAACAAGTAAAGTACAGTTCAGTAGCTGGTTATGGAACATCTGATAGCAGCACTGTAGCAGGCCAAAATATTGTTAAAGTTAATAATCAAGGTCAAGCAATTGATGGCAATACAGTAATTAAATTTATAGTTTCTGATAAAGAAATGGCGAGAACCATTTATCCAACCATTAAGATGTTACAAGCACACGACATCACTATTAAGCAGCAAGGAGGTGCAGTACCAGTTGTCTAGTATTTTCGTTAAAAGATTAGATGGTACAGAGTACGACTTAGACAAATTAGGTTTTAGAGTTATTACTTTTGAGCCACCGGGCGTTAATTACGCCCACACTTACGTGCAACAAAGCAAAGTTGGCCAAGTTCTAACTGATGTAGTTATTGATAAATTGACTATCCCATTAACCTTAATGATCCAAGCAGAAGATACAATAGATCTAGAACTTAAGAGGCTGGATTTAAAGCGCATCTTTAATAGTGATGAACCATTTTATGTTTACACTAACCGTATTCCTTATTTACGCTGGAAGTGCGTTGTTGATGGAGCTATCTCTTATCCGCAGATAGAAAACTTTTGGCAAGCTACAGCAACCATTAATTTGAGTTGTCCTTTAGGACTTGCCGAAACAGTTGCGACTACTGGAGATAGTGCTTTCACTTACGAAAGTGGAAAGTGGGGCTTAGGTCTTAACATTCCGCATGGTCAAGAATTGAAATACATTTTTAATTCAAGCCCTTGCCGAGTGTACAATGCTTCTAACATTGATCTAAGAGCTGATGAGTTACCTGTAGAAATCACTTTTAACGGTAACGTTAAAGATGGCTTGACGATCACTAATAGCACCACAAACCAGGTTTTTAAGCTTAATGGAAGCTACAGCAAACAAGACATGATTGTGATTGATGGTATTGTTCCCACCGTAAATGGCACAGAACAATATTCAAAGACTAATCATGCTTATCTCGACTTTGCTAAAGGCTGGAATGAGATCAGCGTAGACGGAGCAACCGACTACACCATTAAATTCAATACGCGCTTTTACTACTAGGAGATGGTAACTTGATATCAATTAAGAATGCTGCCGGGCAAGTAGCAATCGTTAAAGGACAAGATGTTCAAGTAACGTCAACCTTGGGTAGCTTAGACACGTTGAGTTTCAATTTCTATAATCTGCATACCAACAAGGTAGATGGCGATGTTCTATCACCTTTTAGTGTGATTAACGTTCCTGAAAGTGGAGAAGACTATGTACTGCAGACTTACAATACTGATGATATAGGCAACTATATACAGTACTCAGTAAGTGCAATGCAAATAGCCCGAATGTTCCATTATCACTATATCAAAGATAAGATTGGTGTAGAGACTACCACAACTAAGAGTGGTGATAGTACAGATACATCAACAATATCTAAACCAATTAAAATCAAAGATGCTCTGAACTTTTTATTCAAGGATTCAGGCTTTGAAGTAGTTATTAATTCAGACGTGAATCAAAACTCGGTTAAGACATTTAGTGATGGGCTAGGCGGTGGATATGCTGACGAACTTTTACAAACTGCAGCAACTAGTTACGGTTTTGAATACTATTGGAAAAACAAGACTTGCTATGTAGCAAAAGAGATTGGTAGTAAAGATAAGTTTGTGTTTGTCGATAATGTGAACTGCACTAAAATCTCAGTTCAAGAAGACGATACAGCAATAACCACTAGAGCTACTGGCACGATTAACGTAACTAAGCAGAATGGAGACAACTCAACTGTAAACACCCTAACGTCAACTTATGTTTCACCGCTGGTTAAAGAAAAAGGCTGGCCGATTATTGATGCCACACCTTATATAGAAGATTTTACCGATGATGGAAAATCATTTGTGATGAGTCAGCAGTTACTTGATGATAAGGTTAAAAAGCTGGTTCATGACTACCCTAGTATTCAATACACCGTAGATGGTGCGAACTTTAAAAAGTTTGCTCGATACTTACATGATGTGCAAGTTGGCGATTATGGTTACCTAAGGACAAGGCAAGGAATTGACGTTGAAACTAGAGTCCAATCAATTACTTCTTATCCTCAAGATGATAGCAAAGGTAATACGATTACGTTTGGTAATTTAGCTTTTAACTTAATCGACTATCTGACGTATCAGCACAATCAAGAAAACAAGTATCGAGAATGGTATAGCAGTATGAGCCTTAAGATGAATAATCTGGCCGACATAGTGCATAAAGCTAATGCAGGCTTGGATAAATTCACAACCACCTGGGGAGAAAGCCAACTAGAAAATACGCAAAGCATTGAAAAGCTACAGCAGAAATTGCAGCAGCTTTTAGAAAGTCAAAAAGATAAGGATAAAGATACAACTGATAAAGGCAATAATGAAAATGATAATAGCACTAAACAGTCCAATTAGGGCTGTTTTTTCTTGCAAAGGAAGTGAGTAGATGGCTAATGTATTTGAACAAGAAGGATCACCAACACAAGATTCTTCTTTTAGGGAACATTTGAACAGAAACTGGGAGGCTGGTAACCGAAAGTTTGCTGAACTTGAGGGGAAAGTACAAAGTACGGAACAGAAGTATGATGATGTTCTTGGCGACCAAGATAGTAATGTCAAAGATAAGAAAGAAAAAGAAACCAGGATCAAGAAATTAGAAGATCAAGTAGCTAAGTTAAGCTTGGCCGTCTTTGGCGATGGTGCTACAGCGGTTCATACAATTAGTTCTAATGAAGACAACCATAGTCAAATAGCTGAGGAGGTGAAACTTGACTAATGAATAATATTCCAACAATTAACAATAACGGACAACCATATTACTTTCCTGCTGACGTTGCTAAAGAAGGTGAAGGCTATGTAAGACTTAGCAACTTTTTTAAAGTTCGTGTAAGTGATAATGGCAAGGTTCTTCCTTTTAAATGGTATGACCAAGGACGAGTGATGAACGTTCACGGATTCATTCCATTTATCCAAGGTGCAGTAGGTAAGCATTACGAAGATCCTGATACTCACGAGATTATCATGGCTCCAGATGCTCTTTACCGTGAGTGGCAAGGCTCAATGGAAAATGCACATGATGGCGGAGTGATGGACTACATCTTAGAAGATCAGATGTTTCCTCAAGAAGGTATTTTTAAGGGACACTTTGGCTTAAAAGATGGTAATGGCAACGTCTTAACCAGTGTAAACATCGTGTTCGAAGTGCTAGGAAATGATCTTAGAATTGGTAACACTTATAAGTATTACAGTTCACAGCTTGATAGCTTAGAACGTGAATATCAAGTTAAAACAGATCAAATGGTTGCTGATGGTACTCAGAAAGTAAATCAATTAATAGTTACAACCAAGAACAACATTGATACTTCACTTCAAACTTCAAGAGAAACTTTAGACGCTTTAAATGGAGAAATTAAAGCTAACCGTGCAGAGCAAGCTAATATTTCTCAACATTTAGCAGGCACGCAACAACAGATTGCTAACTATGACATTGTAACCAGACCTGAATTTCAAACGGGTATGGATACGATGAATAATGCGATAAATGACCGTCTATCTCAGATGAAGACTAATCCGATTGCAGTTGCTAACGCCGGAGAGTTAACTACCAACTATCCTAATGGTGCAGACGGTATCTTCATTACTGCTGATACTGGTCACAAGTGGGTATACCTTTATGGAGCATGGAAAGATTGCGGAGAATATCAAGCTATCGGCATTGAGAACTCTGAACTAGCACCTCTTAAAGAAGACTTGATAAAGCAAGAGGGGCAAATTAACCAAAATACCCACGATATTGGACTTAATTCACTAGGAATTAAGAAGAATAGCGTTGATATTCAAAACTTAGAGGGTGCTGGTCACCTGATGGATATCTTACTAGTTGATGACTTTGGCAACCATATCACAGATGACTATGGCAATCGCATTGGTGGCTATAAGTGGCTACCATTGACTGATGTCACTCTTACGCAAGCTGGATTACCAGCCGATGGTCAAGCAGTCGGGAAAGCAATCAAGAATGCTACTAGTTTTAAGCCTGAAAAGTATGGTATGCCAGTTCTTTACCTGTGGGGGAGCAATATTCTATCTCTAAAGGATAAATCTAAAACTTTGAAGAATGAGGTTACTTATAGTTTCCCAGCATATGGAGTTTCTGGGACTGTAGAAAAGTTTAAGGTGCAAGGTGCTTCAAGTGCGGCTCTTCCTAAGAAAAATTACACTTTAAATCTTGATAAAAGTTTTGAAGCTTTTAGAGGATACGGCAAGAATCACAAGTACGTAATCAAGGCTAACTACACTGAACCATCACAAGCGCTCAACGTGGTTGGTGCTAGACTTTGGGGAAGTATCAGAGCTACGCACAGGACTGCTGATACGGGAATTCTCAACACAAACGGTGACCAATTAGTTGACGATAAAGGTAATCGAATTATCGCTGAAACTGATCCACAATTATCAATTGGCAGTACTTATGGTGCGGTAGATGGATTTCCAATTGCTGTTTATATCAACGATCAATATTGGGGACTATATACCTTCAACATTCCTAAAGATGATTGGATGGCTAAGATGCCTAAGGAGTCTGAGAATAAATACGCAATTATTGATACTATTTGGACGCCACAAGGTGCTTTTTTGAAAGAAACTAACTTGAAAAACGACCAGATGGAATTGCAGTTCTGTAGCACTAAAGATACTACATGGGCTAAGGATTCAGTTAATGAGTTAATCAGAGCAGTTATGGCAAGCTACGATTCGGCAGATGACTTCAATAAGGCAGTTAGTCCATTACTAGATATTGACAGTGCAATTGACTATTACATCTTTTCAGTTTTAGTCGATAACGATGATGGCATTTTCAGAAACTATTTACTTCAAACATTCGATGGCAAGAAGTGGTATTTCGCAGCATATGACTTAGATTCAATCTTTGGACGTACACCGGACTTCTTAGAGCATATGACAGCTAAGTCTGATACTAATGATTGGCGAGATCATGGTGTAACTTTTGAAAATGTTACAAATGATAATCGCTTGATGTATCAGCTTTGGAAATTTTATAAAGATGAAATCTTAAAGCGCACCAAAGCTTTAGTTGATGGAGTTATGTCTGATTCAGCAGTAGATACAGCTTTTGTTGATTTTGTCAGACATATTCCACTCAAAGCATTTGATGCAGAACTTGATGTGTGGCCTTACACGCCTAACACGTCAGTTGATAACGTCAACCGTATTGGAAGATGGTACATGCAAAGAGTTGCATGGTTGAAGAATAGATATTTTAACAATTAATGAGGAGAAATAATATGGCAGATATTAAATTTATGAGCTTAAGTGAAAACGGTAACCCAGCTACTACAGATAGCGTATTGATTGGAAATTCACAAGATGGATTAAAGCGTACAACTTTAGGTACTATTGGAAACATGTTTGCGGTACATGGCGCTTTACATTTTGAAGAAGTTTCAGTTTTAACTTCTACAAAAGCAAGTGAAGTTACTGATCCAAATAAGGCCTTCAGTATAGGCTATGACATTACCGCTCCAGCCGTCCCAGGCTATACTTTCAAATGCTGGATTGGTTCTCAATCTAACGGTTTCACCTGTGGAAACTATGTAGCCAACAAGACAAGCAGTGCAGCTCAAGTTTGGGTTGATGCTGTAATTGGAAGTATTCTTAAAGATTCAAACAATTCAGTTACCGCAACTGCTCTTTATGTTAAAAATGAATTAGCTTAAATAAAAGCAGTCGCCTAATAAATAAACAGTACGCAAGGGCGGCTATTAAAGGTGATAAAAATGCTAAAGAATTATCAAAAAATCAGATCCGATCCACTTAAGTTAGTTTTGACAATTTTACAAGCTTTGATTTCGCTTTGGGTTACTGGAATTGGGCTATTTCTATATAGCGATCAGCATTACTTCTTTTGGCCACCAGACTGGTCAAATGTTGAGAACGACATTCGAATTGACACTTTTATAGTACTAGTTGGGCTAGTGCTTTTTTTATGCACAATTTTTGGTTTAAGGAACCGCAAGATTATAGCAATTCTACTAGTTTGCTCTGGCGCTATAAGCCTATCAATGGCTACCTTGTCACTGCTTCATGTAGTCATGTCTAGTTACTGGGTTATGGGGCTTAATGTTATTGGAGAGTTAATTTTGTTTAGCTTAGTTCTATTAGTGGCTCATTACTTATAGGAGGTGGGGCGCTTGCAAGACTTAAGCAATCTGTTACTGGCGATCTCAGCCTTAATTGGTTCGATATCTACCTTTTATCAGATCATCGCAAAAACCAAGCACAACGCTCCACCAGACAAGTCAGATATGAGTGTTGACGATATTCAAAATAAAATTAAGAAGTTACAGAAGAAACTTAAGGAGGACAAACATGATTAAGAAGCTAGAAAAAGAATTGAAAGAGTTAAATACCAAGCGTAATAAGTTATCCAAATTTTTATCAAAGCAAAACAAAAAGACCTTGTCAGCTAACCAATTGTCACTATTACAAGAACAAAAGCAAGCAATGGGTAAGTATGCAAAAGTCTTAAAGCTACGCATTAAGGATTTAAAGGAGACTAAATAATGAATTTCAACCAATTATTAGAAACAGCAATTGTCGTTTTATCAGTTGCAGCGGTTTTTATTGCTTCTATTTATAGTAAGCACAAAATTGAGATTGATAGAAAAGCAGCACAGGGTGACTTACTTGCTAAGTCTGAGCAACTTGCAGCTCGTTCTGTAACTCCCCTTGTCTATCAGGCCGAGAAGAGGGGAGGGAGTGGCGAAGATAAGTTAGAATTCGTAATCAATACTCTCAATATTCTTTTAACTATGGCTCACTTGCCAAGTCTACCAACAAGCTTCTTAAAGGGGCTAGCTGAAAAGGCTGTGACTGCTATGAAACAAGCACAATCAATTGCAGATACAGTGGATAAGCCTAAGACGACCATTGTTGGCGAGTTAAAGGAAGTTAAGAAGTAGGAGGTAACTATGAAAGTTGTAAAAAGAAGTTATGGTGTAGATGTTTCAAGTTTTCAAGGAACAGATTTATCTAAATATGCTAATCTTGGTGCTAAATATGCGTTTGTAAAAGTATCTGAAGGACTAGATTATCGTAATCCCAAAGCAGAGTCTCAAATTAAAAGTGCTAAAGATAATGGAATGATGGTTAGTGGATATCACTATGCACGTTTTAGCGCCAATAGTGGTGTAGCAGTACAAGAAGGTAATTATGCCGTTAACTCTGCTGTAGCAGTTGGATTGCCAAAGGGCTCGTACCTAGCTTGCGACTGGGAAACTGGTAGTGGTAATGTAACTAATCAAGGCTATGAAGCTAGTGCAGATGCTATTCTTGCTTTCATGGATACGGTAGCAACTGCAGGATATAAGCCACTTTTATATTCTGGCAAAGCCTTATTACCTAATAACGTAAATGTTAAGAAGATCACTGCCAAGTATGGGACTTGTTTATGGGTTGCATCATATAAGACTATGAATCGTCAAGATACAGCAGATTTTGGTTATTTTCCATCAATGGATAATATCGCAATTTGGCAATTTAGTAGCAATTGGTACGGTTTAGATGTCGATGCTAATGTTACCTTAATTGACCTTAAGTCTGATGTACCATCTCTTAAACCACAACCATCTAACCCAGCTCCTGCTAAACCAACTGCTAAGACTTGGACTGACGTTCAAGGCATGACTTGGCACGCAGAAGACGGTACTTTCATTACAGGCGGTGCAATTAATCTGAGATGGGGCGCTAATACGGATAGCATGTTGATTACCACATTGCCAGCAGGTTCAGTGGTTAAATACAACGCTTGGGCTAGAGATAGTGCTGGAAGAGTTTGGTTACAACAGCCACGTGGAAGTAATCATTACGGCTACTTAGTGGGGCGTGTAGGCAGTGATGCTTGGGGAACTTTTAAATAATAAAGTGATATAATTTAATCACTGGGCAGTTAGTGCCAAAGATAGATTCCTTCGAAGCTTCTGTTTCTATCATCATTAATGAAGCGAATTAAAACATGTTTTAAAAGCCACTCTGGAGAATTGATTTTCTCTAGGGTGGCTTTTTTTCGGCTAAAAATGGCTAAAAAGAATTGCTGAATTATAAAGACATAAAACAATGAATGCTGGTGCATCAATATTTTAAGTGCTTTATGTAAACATAAATAATCAAACACTGAAACCTGTACTCTCCTTATTTGAATAAAGGAATGTTGATATAGCAACGTTTTAAGTAATAAAAATACCTTTTTGGCTAAGAAATGGCTAAAAAGGTGTTTTTTTTGTGTTTATATATTTAATTGTTTTAATGCATTGACTGCATCTTCTGTATTTTTCTTGTTAATATGAGTATAAATGTCTAAAGTCATTTGAATATTTTCATGACCAAGTAACATCTGAACTGTTTTAGGTTTTACATTAGTTTCCGCAATAAGTAGTGTTGCAAAAGTATGTCTAAAACCGTGAACTGTAATATGACGTAAATCCGGTTGTGGCTTTTTTAAGTTATATTTTTTTGCATATTCAGCTTTTTCTTCGTGGTCTTTAGCGTAAATCGATTTTAACCATTGATCTGGTTTACTTATTCTTAAATAAGTTCCCTTATTAGTGTGAAATAACTCTTTAGAGATGATTTTCTGATTTCGCTTATAATCTATCAAAACTTCTTTCAAGCCGTCTGAAATAGGTAAAATTCGCTTTGATTTGGGTGACTTAGGAGGTTGAATAATTGTTTTTCCATTTAAACCATATGCTAAAGTTTTATTTACTGATAGAGTGCCGGCATTTAGGTTAATATCTGACCATGTTAAAGCAAGAGCTTCCGATTTTCGAAGACCGGTAGCAGAAAGTAGTTTGAAGTATGTATATGGGACTAATCCATAATCTTTGGCAACTTCAAGGAATTGATTTAGTTCATCTCGTGTATAAACATTATGTTCAGTATCTCTACGCGGCCGAGATGTCTTCTTTGGAATAATGATCCGTTTTAATGGATTTTCAGAAACATAGTTTAAGCGAATACCGTACTCAAAAAGGGCATTGAATTCATTAATTGCATCCCTATATTTGACAATCTGTTTTGCTTTTCTATCAGCCCACTGTTGTAATTCAGCCACTGTAATCTTATCAATATATTGATTACCAAAATCCGGAATAACATGGTTATCAAAGACTTGTTTATTTTTATTTGCAGTGGATTCTTTTACTTGAGTCTTATAATTTTCAAACCATAGATCACGTAATTCAGCTACTTTAATTTGTTTTTGTTTTACAAAATTATCTGGTTTAATTTGTGACATTTTATTGAATACGGCTTCTGCTTCAGCATAGGATTTAAATCCACGCCTGCGGGTAATGATTGGCTTACCATTACTGTTAGTGCCTAGATAAATTTGAAACATATACCGTTTCTTACCAGATTTTAATTTGTAATCTTTAATACTTGTGTTTTTTCTTTTTGGCATAATAAAAAACCTCCTATTGTAGCCTAAATAGGAACTCTGCTACAATAAGAGGGCAGAGTTCATAATTTTATGGCTTTGTTAATTAAAACATTCATTTGAGCTATTGGCGTAGCTCATTTTCTTATCCCACTGATGTTGGCGCATCAGTGGGATTTTTTTGTTTAATAATTAATAGTTTAATCATTATCATCGGTATCATAATCAGAACTATCGGAATCATCATCTGAAACTTGCCGCTTTAGTTGTTTACCTTTTTCATTTATTTTCCTATACTTTAATAATTTCTTTACTTTATCTATTTTATGAATTTGATTAGAAACCCAATAATGGTACAAGTAATGGATACAATGGCAATGCCGGTTCCATAAAACCAAACCTTTTGCTTTTCAAATTTAGTATTAATTTTTTCGTTGGTTAAATCGATTTTCTTGTCAATATTGCGAAATTGATTTTGCATATTTGCAAACTTGTTATCCATTTTGCTTTGCATGTCTGCAAATTTATTATCTATATGCCGCAGCATTTTTTCGTTACTTAATTCTAATTCCTGATGAGTTACATATTTATTATCCATAGGTGGTTCACCTCCACCATTATTATCAGATAGTCTTGAGGGTTTCTTCAAGCCAATAGGGCAAGGATTTAAATTTTTGCTGATAGTGATATTTATTTGGCTCGGAAACTTGCTTAAATTTTCTAGCTGCAGAGTCAATATGCTTGTTTTTATCCAATTGATTTCCTCTCTAAAACTATAAATTGCTTTTATTTTTCTGGTAGTATTCTTTAAATACTTTCTAATAGTTATACCTATAAATCTAGCAACTGCTTCTTTTTGGCTTCAAATTCTTCTTGCGTGATTGCTCCAATGTCTAGCAAGCCTTTGAGTTTCTTGATTTCGTCTAGTGGATCAGAAGCAGGGGATGATTGGGTGGCAGAAATAGGTTCATTAGATGATTGATTGTTAGAATTATTAAGAGCTTTTTGAGGAAAACTATTAATTAAATCCACTAAAGCAACAGCCTTTGAAACAGTGCTCTCTCTATAGACAGCATCAGTTCCTTTAATTTTGCCTTTATAATATTCTATTTTTTCATCTTTTCTATTTTTAAATTTAATAACAATAGTAAGCTCAACTTTTTGTTTTTTCTTACCACCAGTAACAAGACCAGCAATAGCTCCATAGCCCCCGGTTGCTAAACCTAAACCAATACCACGAGCTATATTTAATCCATGCGTAGTTTTACCATTTTCTTGTAATTCTGCACCGACTACGTCTGAATAGGGAATGAAATCTTGAGGTATTATGGGCTCTTTTTTAAAGGATAAAATTTTCTTTTCATCACTGTACATAAAGTTACCACTTGGATCAGATATACAAGAGTTAGTCATATCTGATACCTGATCTCTCATTTTTTCAGCACTTTCATTAAACTTTTTAAATGCGTCTCTTAGTCCCATTTTTACTTCCTCCATATATATTTTTTTAGTTTTTATAACTTGCTAGTAAACTGAATTGCCTTGCCTATAATAGTGGCAGGGTTGCTAGGTGTGATAATGATTGGATCGTAAGCATCATTATCAGGCTTTAGCATTACTAACCCGTCAATATGTTTGACACGTTTTAAAGTAGCTTCGGTATCGCCGTTAACTTGAACTGCAGCGATTTCTCCATCTTCAACTTCTGGTTGCAACCTAATAGTTACAATTGAACCGTCTGGAATAGTAGGCTCCATTGAGTGGCCTTTGGCTCGTAAGTCGATTAAGTCGCCAGAGGGAACTTGCCCCTTCGGAAATACATGAGTGATATATTCCTCAACATTTTCTTCTGCAGTAATTGGATCACCGCAGGCAATTTCTCCTATAAGAGGGATATGCTTAGTAGTAGTTTCAACCATATTTTTAGGCTTGATTTCGTAGCTACTGAGATCATCATTTATAGAATAATCGTCCCCCTGAGTAGGGTAGGCGGCAGACTGAGCATTATCTTTCGGAGGAAAGAAATCATCCAAAGTCTTGTTAAATATATTTGCCAGTTCAAATAAAACATCCTGATTTGCCTTCCTAGTTCCATTTTCATACCGTGTCACTGTAGGTCTTGATGTTCCTAATTTATTAGCGAGTTCTTCAACTGTATACCCTCGCTCAATACGAAATTGCTTAATCTTATTTCCGATATAATGACTTAAGCTGTAGTCCTTGGAATCCTGCATTTTCTCACCTTCTTTATAGAATTAATTATAGTCCATTAAATACCGTTTTGGAACAAAGATATGTTTTTTAGAAAAAAAGTGTTGCATAAAAATCAAAATGGTATTAATATAGTGATGTACCAAATTGGTACTGGAAAGGAAAGAGGTAAATGCAAATTAAACTATATAACTTACGAAAAAACCAAAAACATCTAACACAGAAAGAATTAGCTGCTATGTTAGGTATTAGTACTAAATCTTATCGTGATAAAGAACTTGGACATCAACAGTTTACTCAAGATGAAATGTTTAAAATATCAGATATTTTTAATGCTAAATTAGAGGATATTTTTTTGCCTCGAAAGTACCAAAATGGTACAAGAAACAAATAGGAGGGCTAGATGGAACTATTAAATTTTGAAGGTCAATCTGTTTTAGACAGTAGAGATGTTGCTGAAATGATTAATCAAAGACACACCGATTTATTAAGGAGAATCGAAACTTATTCTCGTGATATTGGTCAAAACGCAAAATTGCGTTCTGATAGTTTCTTCATCCCAAGTACTTATCAATCTGGAACAGGAAAGAATTATAAATGCTACCTCCTCACTAAACAAGGATGTGAGTTTGTAGCAAATAAGATGACTGGGAAGAAAGGTAATCAATTCACTGCTCAATATGTAACATTGTTCAATTCAATGAAAGAAACAATTGAAAATGGACCTCAGACAATCCTTAATCAATTACATAAAGAGTGGGGCGTCCCTACAACTTTAGGTGGCGCATTACAATTAGCTGCTAATCAGCAAGTAGAGATTGAAAAGATGAAGCCCAAGGTTGATTACTACGATAGTCAAATGAGAAATCCAGGGCTTATGACAGTAACTGAGATTGCTAAGGACTATGGTTGGTCAGCTAAAACATTAAATAAGGAACTGCATAAACGAGGAATCATTTTCAAGCAAGGTAAGCATTGGGTACCTTACGCAAAATATGCCGGTAAAGGATATACCCAATATGAACCATTTGACTATCAACATAGCAATGGTCAACCGGGAGTTCACAACAATTTGAAATGGACTCAAAGAGGTAAGAAGTTCATTTATGATTTGTTGGCCAAAGATGGTATTAAGCCGGTAACTGAACAGATGAATTTATTAGAAGCATAGGTAATAAAGATGGAAAAAGAGCAAAAGAAAAGCCCTGCTTCAGAAGAAACAGGACATAACATGAAAAAATTGGAATTAAAAAGGAGATGATTTCATGCAAATCGCAATCCCAGAACGAGTTATTGAAAGAGCTATTCAACAGAAGTATTTTAACGTGACAGCATCAGCAAACTTCTTAGGAGTTAGCCCATCTACATTTAGAATTTGGCTGAAAAAGTTTGATTTTAAGCCAATTAGTATTGATGGCCAAATCTTATATGACAAGGATGTCTTACAAAAGTTTATGGAGGATCACAAATTATGAGTAAATGGATTAACCACAAGATCAACGAATTCATGGGGACTGATTTCACAGTACGTGAAACAGAAATACTTACGCTAGGTACCATGTGTACAGCATTAGTAGCACTTATTTTTACGATGTATACAGCGATTTTTCCAAATATTTAGGGAGATGAGATAAATGACATTAGAAACAAAATTAATCAGTAACAGTAATGCTTTCTTCACTAGAGAAACACGACAACCGCTTATACCGGATGAATATCAAAAACAATTTGAGACAGATTTAATGACAACAAAAAAGCCGTTAACTGCGCCAACAGCTAACGACTAGAAAAATATATATAACCAAAGGAATTATAACATGAATAAGATTAACAAAACACAAGCATTAATCACATTTGAAAATGAGAACTTTCCAATTAATTTTGAGCCAGCAAAAGTAGACTTTCCTGGCTATCAAGATTTAAAAGCAAAAGTAGATGAGATAGCCCAGGGCTGGGATACCTATGTAGTAACTTCTAAGTCCTACCCTTATGACAAGAAGACTAAAGCTGAGCTGAATCGTATTCGTAAGGCGTTAAATGATAGACGCAAAGAGATTACTAAACAGGCTAGTCAACCTATAGATGAGTTTACGGCATTAATTAAAGGATTAGACCTTGAAATTAAAGAAGCTGTGGATCATATCAATGAGGGCATTAAAGCCTTTGATGAAAAGGCTAGGAAGGATAAGCATCAACAGAATTTAATCAAACTTGGTGAGATTGCTACAGAGTACGGAGTAGCCCTTCAAAAATTAGAATACAACCCTAAGTGGGATAACAAGTCCACTTCTTGGAACACTATTGAAGAAGAAGCTAGACAGCAATTTGAGGCTATTCTTGAACAAGAAAAAGCCAGAAAAGAAGCTGAACAAGTTATTGCTAATAAGGCTAATGAATACACTAAGCCCGCTATGACTGCTAGTCCATA